AGGTATTGTACCATATCATACATTACCTTTGTTTGAGGAAGCAGATAGCATTACATTATATGGAGTGAATACTGTTACTTTGAAACGAGATTGTTATAAGTTTCAATATGGAATTCCAGAGAAAGATATGCTATTATTGGAATTTACCTCTGGTATACCTATGGGCAAAGATTTACGGAGGAATTTTTCCACATCCAAGGATCTTTCCCTAGATTGTTCGGAAATGATGATGGTTTCGCGTGCTCTTAATGGAACAGGTAATAATCCATATTTACAAGCTTTATCATCTGTTACACGTAAGGATATGACTGGTTTGAAAGACCACAATGGTTCTCCATTACGAGTGCCATTAGCTTTTCATTATCCTGATGCTCACACTGTACCAGGTGATTGTGGATCTCCTATTCTATTCTTTAACAAGTACGTTGTTGGTAAGATATCGGGTTTTCATTGGAGCGGCCATCTTTCCTTAAAAGGTGGATATTCTACCATTGTGTCGTATGACGATATAATGGAATTGACATCAAAAGTTAAAAGTGATATGAATGATGTTTTTGTTGTTCCGCAGTGTGATATGAGCATCATACATAAAGATTTATTAGGAGGGAATAATTTTGAGATTTTAGGGGAGATACCTGCCAATATGGCATGTTATTCTCCTGCTAGGACTAATATTGCCAAAACTTTCCTGTATGAGTGTTTTGGAACTGCTCAAACAAAACCAGCACACTTACGAGATATTGATGGGGTATCACCAATGGCTTTGGCCCAACAAAAATACTTTGGTCCATCATATTGTGTGGAGGACACCATTTTGCAGGATATTGTGAAGCATATGGTGGTTCAATTGTGTTCTCTTTTCCGGAAACATAATCGTTTACTTACCTGGGAAGAGGCTGTGAACGGCGTTGTTGATGATGAAGGGATTGAACCGATGAATTTGCATACATCTAGTGGGTATCCTTGGTGTAAGTTACGTAATGGTAACAAAACTAAGTGGTTTACACTGAATGATCAATATCGAGCATCCGAATATCATCCAGATATGCTTGCTGCTTGTGAAATTCGTGAAAGTGAAGCAAAAGAAGGGCGCAGTGTTGAGACAGTTTGGATCGATACTTTAAAAGATGAGAGACGACCGATTGCCAAAGTCG